TGTAAACGAACCATGACTCCTCTACCTGACCTAAAAACATCATTTTGCTGTAACCCTCCAGGAATTGCTCCTCCAAATTCAGAACTGGTTAATTTATCATATATAAAACTTGGTGTAAGTTTTATTGGAAACTCTTTTACACATATGTTGTAAATCTCTTTAGTATCCTCTGGCATCTGTGGAAGTGCAACCATAGGGTTAGAACCTTTTTCTGAACTATATTCGGAAGCGGCGTGTATATTATACGCAGTTCCTACTTCAGCCATCTCATTTGCAAGTATTCCACATATCTGTGAAGGCTTTATCATAAAATGGTGTTTAAAGTGTGTATCGAAAAAGCTTCTAGTTGTTTTTGATATTTCTTTTCTATACCATTCTTCGACAGCTTTTATCATATTATAACTCTATACAAATCAAGTACTCTTTTGATGTGGTCAGGGAAGTCAGTACTTGTACTAATTCCTGCAGACCCTTGATTTTGTATAGTAGCGCCACCTAGAGTTCTCCTTTGGGTATGCTCGTTTTTTAAGTAGTAAGTTACTAAGTCAAATAATGCTAGTTTTAAATCAGACGGTGTTGCTGAATACCCTGCATTATAAGTAACTTCAACGGCTGCAAATCCCTTCTTAAATGGTTTAGGATTACCGTTGCTATCTATTCTGTATATAACATCTGAACTTGTGTCTACATAATAATCAGTATTTGCTGTTAATGTAGTGTATGCTGTGCTCGGATTATCTCGTTCTTTAACTGTATTCACGGCAACTAGAGGCATTTCACTTGTAACTACCATACTGGTAATGTTGTCACTTATATTAAATGTTTCAGTTTTAAGGCTACTGTAATAGTCAATAAAAGAAGTTCCGCAATATTTTTTTACCAAGTCTGAAACTTGAGGTATAAGAACTGCCAGGCGGTCATCATTCTGCTCGCCCCTCATTCCTTCTGCGTTTTTAAATTCTTGTATTGTTATTAAGTTTGCCATAGTTAAAAAGTGTGGGGTTTAAGGTAACCCCACAAAACCATTAAGCTAAATTTAGCTAGCTTTATACTGTAAACCCCATACGGATTTAGCGTTATCAATGATTGAATCAAATCCAAGTCTTTGTGAAGCCACAAGTACTCTTCTTTGGTTCTGTACATCATAGTCAGATTCTATTGTAACACCTCTTAATCTTGGCATTACATAGTTTCTTGCGTAAACAGCTAGACCGTAGAACTTACTTACAGCTGGTGCTGCAAATTCGTCACAGAGTAAGACTCTTGAGCCGTACACTGAACCAATTTCACCAGTTAGCTTAGTTGCCATGTCGCCAACTAGGTTAGCATCTTGGAACTCTGCGTCTGATAATAAGTTAAAGTATTCTTGTTGGTTAACAATAAATACTACGTCTGCTGGGTTAACGCCATATTTACCCATATTCTTTCTAGCAGCTAATAAATCTGCTGCTGTTAGAGCTTCTGAAGCAAAGGCTGTTGCTGATTGAGTTTTGTACTCAGATGCTGGTGAACCACCATCTCCTGCTACAGCTTTAGCAACTAGGCCGTTAAATGTTGCGCCAGATGTACCGTATACACCATCACCGTGGTTACCCACTAAGATAGCATTTTCAATACCTCTTGCATGCGCTCTAACCATTGATTCTCTGATTAATGGTAAGATTGGCATAATTGCATCTTCTTCAGTTTCATTACCTATGAAAGATGTTGAAATGAGTTTTTTGGTTGACAAAGTTTTTTCTGTCAAATCATTTCCACCATATGGTGCACCGTATGTATCACCTCTTTCGGCTAAATTACCGTGTGGTGATGAACCAGCAGCTGCTTGGCTAGAAGTAAATTCTGCGTAACCAGCATCTGGCATAATTGGCATAATCATATTAGCTGAACTCATTTGGATTTCTCTAAATAAAGGTGCTAACACTAGCTCATTCTGAATATCTCTTTCAATGTTTGTTGAAACAACTTGTTCAAAATCTGCTGAAGAAACTTGAACACCTGAATGCTCATTTACTTTCTGCATTAAAGACTTAGCATAACCAGTGTCGTAACCTCTACCAGTTGCTAATCCTAAGAATTTAGAATCAATGATTTCTTCTTGGAAAGACTTCTTCCAGTCGCCAGACTGTCCTCTGTCTGAGAATACTCTCTTAGACTCTCTAATCTTCATGATTTCTTCGGATTTCTCTGCAAGTTCAGATTTTAACTCAGTAACAATATTGGAAAGATCTTCATTCTTTTCTGAAAATCTTTTTTCCACATCTTGCATAAGTTTTTCTGCTCCTGTTAATCCAGCTTGGATAACAGTTTTTTGCTCTTCCTGTTTTGCTTCTTGAATAGCTTTTTCTTCTGCTTCAACCTGAGCAGCCTTTTCTTCGGCTTCTTTAGCAGCTTTTTCTTCTGCTGCCTTCTGCTCAGCTTGTTGCATTGCTAATTTAGCAGCTGCTTTTTCAGCTACGTCTTTAGCAAAAGCGTCAAGGTCAAATTCAGGAGTATTTTTTTCTACGTCGCTCATGCGATTCTCCTCTTTTATGGCTTCCGCCGCTTTAGACTGCTCTGTTTCTTCAGTCTTCACTGAGTCCACCGAGTTAGTCTGTACAAAAGATTCCTTGAACTTGTTGTATTCGTCCATTGAATCAAAACTCTTGCTGAGAGCAAAAGTTGCTCCCTGATTGCATGGTATTGATACTACTGAAACTTCAAAAAGTTCGGCATCTTTAACTTTTAAACCGCCAGTGTTTGGAAGTGATTCTGCATCTTTCACACGGAAACCTACAGAAAATGCTCCTAGAACACCGTCTTTTATTAATTCTTTTATGTCGCCAGCTGCTTTAGATATTCTAGCAGTAAACTCTAGTCCATCTTTTGAAGCGCTGACAGCTTTCGCTCTACCGATAGGTTTGTTATAGTCGTGGTTAAACAAAACGATAGGGTTACTTAGATAATTATCTAAACCGCCTTTTGTCCAAGCCTCTGCTTCTATAATGTCACCTGCACGGTCTTCACAATTAGTACTGGCTAATCCTTTTATATCTACTGAGCCGTCTTCTTCATTGACGTGAGATTTAAAAGTACTTGTCCAGTGAAAAATTTTGTTATTATTCGACATCTTTCTCTACCTTTTTAGGTGCTGCTTTTTTAGGTTTCACTTCTTCCACCTTCTTCTCGATGACAATAGGGTATCTTTTACCCACATTGTTCAGCACTCTTGCCCAGTTACCGTGATATCTTCTCAGATATAAGTCACGAACTGGAACTTCGTTACCATAACTTCTATATTCAACGAGGCTCATAGTATCAACCCCTTTTGAAACAAAAAATTCTGATAAAGCCTTTAGCATCGCATCTTTTGTCATTATTCTTCTCCTTCTTGTGGCCTGCCACCTTCGATTGGGTTTGCGGCCGAACCTGCGATATTTGCAGGAATTCTTGGTGTATCAAATCCTTTGATCGGTTCAAGATTTAATTTCCCCCTAGCTTCATTAGCTGACATAATACCAGTGTTTACCAGAGAAGCGTAGTATGCTGCTGCATCTCTCAATTCTGGCTGTAACGATGGTACACCTGTTACATCTTCTACCAGTTTAAAACCAAAGAAACGTTCAAAAGCTTTCATAACTTTCTTAACGATAGGTACTACTGTTTCCAAATAATACAATCTTTGGTTAGGTCTTATATTGGCATTATTTCCACTATCCATAAGAATAGGTGGAACTCCTAATGCTTCAAGAATGATTCTCTCGTTAGACTTAATTGCCTCTTGAAAATCTAATTCTTTAAAATTAACTTCTGTCAAGTTTTCTACTGATAGTCCTCCATCTAAAAATAAAGGACGTCTACCTCCAGACTGAGGATTATATCTTGCAACCCAAGCCTGTAACATTCTCTCTTTGATTTTCTCAGAAAGAGTGTTTGGTGATTTTAGTACTAAACCAGGAACTGCTCCATTTTTAAAGAAGTTATCTTGAAAGTTTCTCATATTAACTAATAATTGCATAGTTCTATGAGCGGGTTTCAATCTTGGAACTCCTCTATAAATAGAATGAAAACTGTTTTCTTTTATGTGAATAATTTCATTAACACTATAATCTATACTGTTATTAAAAGTATATTTTTCTACATATGTATCAGTATCAGTATGAATTGTTACCTTTTCTGCTGGTAAGTGATACAAATGAGCACCATCATAATAAACAAATATGTTCCCATCTATTAGTAAGTCAATTAGTAAATTTCTTTTGAATGTACTAATATCTTGGAACGGATTTGGTTCTTTATTTAGTAGTAAATCTACTCTAGTTTTTCTCACATTTCTCATTACTGGAGTAGTTCCCTGAATTTGCTCTTGCACTAAAAAGGGAATGTCAGAAACATCATCAACAATCATGTTAACTGCTCTGTTTATAACTTCTAGTTGTTCGTAAGCGTTTCTATAACTTATTACAGGCTCTCTAGAATCAACAGTAAGTCCTTCATCTCTGGAAATAACGTACTGTGCAGGGTTGAGTTTTTCCTCAACGTCTGTAGTTCTGCCTATTAAAAAATCATACCATGCCATATTTGTCTCTTTGTTTTTGTACCCATCTAGCTTGTTTTTCTGCTGTAACTAATTTGGGTCTTTTGCCATAAATTGAATGTAATTTCAAGTGATGAGTATGGCAAAGGGTTACTGTTTTGTCATATACTTTCTCAACATTTTCCTCTATGAACTTCTCTCGAATCCCTAGAATATCATTTTCATTTTCTATGATAATATGGTTATCTTTCAACCAATTTTCTAGCAATTCCGTCAATCCATAAAAGTGATGGAAGTCTAATTCGCTTTCTGCACCACAAATAAAACATTTACTGTCTTTTTTATACGCGCTTTTCGCTTTGTCTCTTATATATTTTACTAAATCTCTTTTGATTTTCATTTATATGCTTAATTGTAACAAAAAATAGGATTGTTGTCAAGTATTATTTTTCTTTGGTTTCATTAGAACGTAGTGGCGTTCGTTTCAAACGAGTAGAGTGCATAACGCAGGGCATCAGCCATATGTGATGCAGCATTATGTTTTGGTTTCTCTTTAAGTAAATTCGGATTTGGGTCCCACTGATACTGGTCAAGAGAAGTTAAAGATTCTGTACATGTACCATCTACTATCAATGAGTCATTATCCACAATTCCTGCTACATGTCCTATACCGTCTAATACTGACTTTTTAGCATTTATAGTGCTAATATCATAATTTTGCGCCATGTCGTACCTTGTTTGTTGAGCAGCAGAATCAATGTAAATATAATCTATATCCCACTTCTCAATTAATTTTCTAATCTCTATTGCATGTTGTTCTGTTGTACGTTCACTATTTAAATATTCGTCAAGTAAGTAGTATTTCTCACTATCCCAGTCATATCCTATAACACAAAAGGCAGTAGGGTCTTTATAACCTACGTCCATTCCTGCAAATATGTCCATTTTATGTGTTTCAAGTTCTGATAAGTCTTGAACACACTTCTCATAGTTAAATGCCCAGACTTGTCCTTCATAGACATTAAAGTCTGCCATATATTCTTGGTTAAACTCTGCTTCTGACATAGTTTTCTTTGCTTCTGCTATGTCTGAATCTGATAATCTTGGATTTTCATGGTAAGTAGCTCGTATAGAAGCCCATTCAGGATATTCAGAACTAAATCCACGATACCAAAATTCTGCAAACCAGTTATTTCTACCCCTTGGGGTGGATATAAATAATGCTTTTGAATTTGCTTTATCAAGTGTAGGACGAAGTGCCACATTAAATGCGTCTTTACCATCTACAAGGGCTGCTTCGTCAAAGATGATTAAATCATAACTTCTACCAACTACTGAATCTACTTGGTTGACTGAACCCATACGAATAGTGCTTTGGTTTGATAGTTCTATAACTTTATCTTTTGCGTTATCTCTAGTTACCTCTAAATCAAAATGCTTGATAAGATTTCTTTGTAAGTCAAATGATATTTGAGATAATGAGTAGTTTGGTGACATAAGTAAAATATTAGAGTTAGGTACTAAAGATATTAATTGCCCTAGTATATTTGCTATGTATGTTTTACCTTGTCTACGAGATACAGCTGCACATATAAATCTATATTTAGGATTATTAAGTGCATTTATGATAGCTGTTTGTGATGAATTAGGCTCTATACCTAGTAAGTCTAAGTAGCCTTCAATAGGAAGTTTTACAAAACGGTCGTTTTGGTCAAAATCCATGATGACGTCGCTAAGAACGTCTTTTCTTGAAATGTCAATCATTAATGTATTGTTACGTTGTCAAATAATTCTGTATCAGGTTTTGCAAAGAAGTCTTCTGCTTCGCAAACACCCATTAAATAGATAAATCCTGCACATAAATCCATTAATTCTTTTTCTTTTCGATTAAGAGAAGGTTTTTTATTTAAGTACTTAAGTACAATTTCAGTCTTTTTACTAAGACCGTCTAGCCATATATCTCTAGTATTGAGAGTATGCATTATCTTCTCCTTCTCTTAAATCCT